ATCGGGCGTGTGGTCGGCGCAACCGTTCGTCGCGAGATGGGGTACCCTGAGTACACTGTCGCGAATCGCACCGTGGCGATACAGCGCATTGAAGCGTATCGTAGGGAACACCTAACAACACTGCGTTCACGTCATGCTGAGATGTTCGTCCAGCATGCGATGTATTGGGTGTTCCAATCCACGCACGGCGAGCGGGCACTCTTCGACCAGCTCCACAACATGGCAGCTGTCGAGGATCGCCGCGTTGCACGCGGGTCTTATGACTACTTGGCCTCGAATTGGTTCTGGTGGTTGCCCAAACCTATCCAGCGGGGGCTGAAGATAGCCCCACTTGTCGGGCCGGGTTTTCAGTGAGGCTCTGTAAGTGCGCACCTGTTGAGGTGGTTACTCGTGTTCCACCTGTGATGCAGGCTGCGTTGACGCAGGGCCCTGAGACTCTGAGTGTGCGCCTTGACCGTCCTGCGAGACCTCGTGAGCAGCTTTCCTTCCACCTTGGTGGACTGCCCACGGAGCAACGGTACATCACCTTCGCCAGTGGTGAGGTGAACACACACACAGCGATCCTGGAGCGTGTGTTTTACCACGAAATTGGCGGCGTGTTCTCAAGACCTGCGGATCCAAGACCGCAGGTGGTGGGTGCACTCCTTAGACCATTCCGTCGCCGTCTGATGCATAAACTCCCTCATGCCACACCAGTAGAGCGTAGGCTATACGTCGAAACTACTTACTGGGGTCGTAAGAAGGTTGTTTATTCTCATGCCGCGGATGTGGTTGAAAGGCGTGGCCTCAAGCATTCTGACTCCTACCTCTCGCCCTTCTCAAAAGTGGAGAAGATAGCTTGCCAGAATAAGAGGTTGGTGCCGCGGATAATACAGCCGCGGTCCCCGGTCTATAACGTTGAGTTGGGACGTTATATTCACCCCATGGAACACGCTGTATACCAAGCCATTGACCATACTTTCGGTCACCCCACAGTTATGAAAGGATTGAATGCCTTTCAGCAGGGTACCATCTTCCACGACGCCTGGGCGAGTTTCCGGTGCCCTATGGCGTTAATGATAGATGCTTCTAGGTTCGATCAACACATTCGAACGGGGCTGCTGTCGTGGGAGCATGGTATATATAACGAGATGTTTGGCCACGATGAGTACCTAGCTAACCTTTTAAGATGGCAACTTAAGAGCACTGGCTTCGCACGTAGTGGTGGAAAAACATTCCGGTATACGGTGAAAGGAGGGAGGTGTTCTGGCGACATGAACACCGCTATGGGCAATGTGCTTATCGCGTGCGCTGGAGTATACGCGTGGCTGCATAGTCAGGGTGTGGTGCGTGAAGTGCGTGTCCTCGACGCAGGGGACGACTGCTGCATCATTGGAGAGGGATCGGTGATTCGCCGTATAGCCCCGACCCTCCAACCCTGGTTTGCACAACTTGGCCTCATAATGAAGGTCGAACCACTCGTAGATGTACTCGAACAGGTGTCTTTCTGTCAAACACAGCCCATCTATGACGGACACGTGTGGCGAATGTGCCGCGACCCGCGCCAGACCCTGTCGAAAGACGGGATGATCTTGAGCGCAGGTTACTTACGTGACCTGAGTGACTATTGCGCAAGCATAGGAACATGTGGCTTGTCGCTGACAGGTGGACTACCAGTTCTCCAGGAGTATTACACTGCGCTGGGCGCTGGAAAGGCCTTGTCTGGGCCTGTCGATGAACGTTTAGCGGGCACCGGTTTCTTTAGGCTTGCACGAGGATGTCACGCGAAGTATCAGCCGGTAACTGATACCGCCCGCGTGTCGTTCTGGCGCGCCTTTGGAATCACACCCACTCTCCAGGTAGAGTTGGAGGCCCGGTACCGCAGCTGGACCGTTCCCACCAATATTGCGGAATTTGGTGAGATCGACCGAATAGACCTTGGACCTGGGGTCGCCATCTGTAATTGACCAAAACGGCCTCGAGCCGTGCTAACCAGAATGCCGAGAGACTGCACGGATCTCCCCTCGGGTTAGATGGCGATGAACAGTCCCCGCATCATTCCGGGTATCCCGTACCGAATGACAACAACCTACCAACTGCCATCCCTTCGCTCTGAGAGCAAGGATTGGCTCATCTCTGCAACTGACCCTTTCCACGATTTCGAGCACCCCATCGAAGGTGCACCGGATGACACGATTGGGAAGTCCTTCACCCGCCTGTTCACGCAGACCGCTACGATTAGCGCTGCGAATGATGATGACCAAATCTCCATTGTGTTCTACGGGCACCATGGAGCGGACAGTGTCGGGTTCTACAATTGGGGAGTCGATGGGTACTGCGATGCGTCCAGTACCCCGTCTGTACCCGTTCATCCCATTACCGCATATCGCTCCAGCAGTGCAAGGGTCCCCTGCCTTACCGAGCGGTATGATGGAAATGCTACCGTAGTCCTTGGCATGGGCACATGCCAAAATGACCTCATCCCGTCGCGTCTTGTGAGTCTCGGTCTTGAGATTGTGGATACCACCCCTGCCCTGTACAAGAAGGGCACTATCCATGTCAATCACATGAGCGGCGTGGTTGAGGAATCACTCATCACTCGTCTTGATGCCAGTGAAACTCCTGTGAATTGCTTCCAGCATGCTTACCGTAAGCCCCTTGTTCCAACTATTCCCAGTGCATTGGTCCAGCTTCCTGGGTCCTATACCAATGCAGTGGCCAAGGGGGCCTACATTGTGGGCCGTATCAACAAGATCTCCACGCCAGCGCGCACCGCCTGGACGGTCCCAGCGGGGTCTGTTACCGGAACCAATTCACCTTACCCCATATTGTCGGAGGTGTACAATGGGAAGGAGTACTGGTTTGCACCCTCCAACACTGCTGGACTCACATGGCAGTATCCACTCAAAACATGGCGTGACTCGGGGTTTAGCCCGTTCGTCGCCATGCTTACTGGATTGGCGGAGACTGCTACATTCCAAGTTACGGTGAAGACCACCGTGGAGTACTTCCCCGGTGCGACACACTTATTGGAATGTGGCCTTGCAACCAACACACCCATCTACGAGCCTGATGCATTTAGGATCTACCACGAGATCATGCGCCAAATGCCTTCTGCGGTCCCTGTAAGTTTCAATGCAGCAGGTGACTATTGGCGTATGCTTGTCGCAGCCGCCCGCAGGGTCGTGGTTACACTGCGGACTGCCGCCCCTGTCGTGGGTGCTGCTCTCCAGGCGGCTGGTGCTGCAGCTGGTAATCCCCTGATGAGTGCTGCTGGTCAGGCAGTTTCTCTCATTCCTCCCCCTCGTCCGAAGCGCCCTCTTCCTAAGGCGCCTCAGAAACGTAAGT